CGGCTCAATTACGCTGAAGTTGTCGATGATGAGATACGCCAAGGCACCGACGGCAGCGGCAACCAATCCGACAGGTCCGACTAGCGCCCCCATGATCGGCATCAGTGCCGCCACAGCCATAGCAATAGGGCCAGCCGCGCCGAGCAATCCGGCAACTATCAGAATGTTTTTCTTTGTGCCATCGCTCAAGCGCGTGAAGCCTTGCGCCACTTGCACAACGCGGTCTAACATGTCTTTTAGCACTGGCATCAGCGACTTGGCTAATTCCGCTCCGGCAATCTTCAGGTTATCCAGTGCGGTGCTAAACTTACCTGCCGCAGTTTCACTTAAGCGCTCCATAGCGCCCGCGGCGAAACCGCCCTCCTGTGCAAAGCTGGACAGCGTGCGATTGAATTCCTCAACACTTACGGCACCTGCGCCCAGCGCGTCGGCAGGTAGGCCCGTCGCATCCGACAGCGCTTTAAAAATGGGGATGCCGCGCTCGGCCAATTGGTTGAGGTTCTCAAGCTCGACCTTACCCTTTGCGTTAACCTTGGCGAAGATGGCGGCGATCTCCTCGATGCTTACGCCGCTGGTGGCAGCGATGTCGCCAAGGAATTGCAGTTGATTGTTTACCTCCTCGACGCCGGTGCCGCTTGCAATGAGCTGGCGCGCGGCGTTGGCCACACCCTCAATTTGAAAAGGTGTTTTCGCAGTGAACTGGTTCAGGTTCGCCATCATGTCGGCGGCCTGCTTCGCTCCTCCCGTCAACGAGATGAAGCTGGTCTGCATCTTCTCTAGGTCCGCGGCGCTCTTTACAGCCGCCGCACCAATACCCATCAGGGGAACGGTAAGCGCCGACGTCATAGACCGACCAACGTTGGCGGTCATGCTCTGAATTTCGCCGAACTCACGGCGGAACGTGCTCTTAGCTTTGCGCAGATCGCTGTTCAGACCTTTCGTCTGTACGCCAATCTTAACGAGGAGATTCTTTAGTGCCATCTTTTGGAGTTGCCCAAGCCATTAGGAGCCCCTCGGCCACCCGCTCGCTTTGTGTTGGTTGTGTCTTTGTCTTTTTCTTCGCCTCCTTTTCCCACGGAAATTTCGCCAAGTCTTGCGGTTTAATGGTGCGCCCCTTCTTCGCGTGCGGTTGTAGCATCAGCGCCGCAAGCCACCGGGTGCGTTCCCACTCGCTGCGCTCGCGCTCCTCCTGCTCCTTGGCGTACCCTTCCGCGGCCAGCGTCAACTCCTCCACCGTCATCTCATAAAACGAGGAAGGGCCAAGCCGCAAGCGGCCCAGCCCTAACCTCATGAAATCGTCGAGGGTGGCGGCTTCGCCTCCTTCACTTTTTTTTTCCGTCCGTACCCATCAGCTTGGCGAGGACTTCGCTCAAGGCTTCAAAGTCGGAAACGTCAACGAGCTCCAGGAACCCATCGAGGTCGTAATCGAACGGCACACCCTTGGCCTTGCCCCCGCTCTTTGCGAAGTAGTAGACCATCGTCGCCAGCTCCACAATATCCTCGCCCATGTTGGCGATCTCGATACCGTGCTCATCCTTCGCGGCTTTGATTGCGCGCATATCAGCACGCAGCCAAAACTGTTTGCCGCTTAACTCAAGCGCTACCGCGACCATTAGCTAATAGCGGTGTAAGTGATGGCGCCGGTCAACTCGAACGTGCCGGAGATCGTCACATTGTCCTCCGTGCCTGCGCTCTGTTCGAAGCTGGTGAGGTACGCGGTGGCGCTAAACTCCTTATCACCGGTGTTGGCCGTGGTGAAGTTGACGGTAGCACTTGCGCGGGTGTTCCACAAAGTAAACAGGTCATCAATGTTGTAGGTGTTGTCCTCTGCGTGAAGTGCCGAGAACGTAACCGAACCGGACCGCAAGCCCTCCAGGAGCTCACGGAATCCGCTGCTGTCTTTGCTGGTAATGTCGCGCGTTTCCATAGACAGGGAAATGCTGCATTCGGTCTGCATGTCGATGGCCACACCTCCGACCGTCACGGTCATCAGGGTACCATTCATGACGCCAGTAGTCTGTGCCATTATTCGTTGTTTTGCTTGTTTTTGTTCTTGCCGGAGATGGTGCGCACGATAATCGAAAGGTATCCGACGATCTGATCGTCCCGCTTGGAAGGCGTGAAACTCACAATTACGTCGACGGCGGCCAAGATGGCCAGCGCGATGGCGGCCCAGTTATCGAGGAGGATGTCCATGCCCGCAAGTTATCGCGCCCGCATCGCTTAAATCGACACCTTAAACGCCGGGACTATCACCGAACCACCCTGCGGCTTCGGCCTGTTCTTGCGTCAATATCTCGCTGTCCGATGGCATCAGATACTGGAACAGCACCACCGGCGACGTGCTGATGTAGTACGTCATCGCGTCGCGCTCCTCCTGCGTAAGCTGTGGAAACAGTGCAATGAGCGCATGGAGGTCGCGCTGTGGGTGTACCGTTATAGCTAGATCAGTGTCACCGACGCACGCCCACTCTCCTGTAGTGGGGTGCTGGATGGTGGCAAGCAACATCGTCGTTGTGCGCCCAGGTTCGTGTAGGTGCTTGGGCAACTTCAGGTTGTACAGCTCGCGGCTGATGCCTTTGGCGCGTTGCTCGCTGGTGAGGTTCAGGCGCGCGGTTACTGGGAGGTAGACGGTAGCCATTATGTTATGCTGAAGTAAGTGTCGATGTCAGTCTCGATGCCAGTGCGGTTGCCTGCGCTTTGGTTTACGTCCCACTGAATAAATTCCTGTTGGTATTGCTCTACTCCGCGTTCAGTAGTGGGCGCTCCAGGCCGCCCGTTAAAAGCGAATTCACCTGAAAAATATCTGGAAGTGTTGAGAGTGCCCGCAGTAGATGCTGTGCCGTCCACACGGATTTGGCCCGTTCCATTGGAAGCGATACCGTACCATAGATGCTGATTGGTATCCGCGCTCGGTCCTGTTGTGGTCCGACTCCAGCCTAGGTAATACGTGCCGAGATATATCTGTGCAACTTGGAAAGCACCATCATACCAAAAAAGGAAATGCTTCTCAGAGGAAGCACCACCGCCTAAACCGCTGCCGCTTACAAGCGTATGAACGTTTACAAAATCGCAGGTCAATACATTCGTTCCACCCCAAGTGCCGCTGGTGTTTGCAAGCTGGTAATTATAGTCGGCGAAATAAATAGCGGGTTTCCCGTTCTCGGTAATGACCGCCGTGCCGTTGTAAATCTGCGGCTGACTGCCTGACGTGCTTTGCGTTACGTTGTTGCCGTTTCCTGACTGGTCCACCCACGTGACACAATAGCCGGCTGATGCGCCGCAATGGCTGGCTATGGCTGCCGTATCCAAGTCGCCATTTAAGTCAAAGCCGATGTCTGTTTCCGCGTCGTCGCTGGCGCGTCGAATTCGCATACATGCACCCGTATGGGCGCTGCGCAATTTGCGCACGCTATACGCTGCCGACGCGCCGGTGTAGGTGTCCAGCAGTAGTTCAACCACCGCCGCCGTCGTAGTGCGCACCATCTTCAGCGACAGCGGCAACGTGCCGCGCGTCTCAGCTGTGGCGTCGGTCTCATTGAGGCCGGCAAGCAGTGCCGCTTTAGCTGTGGCAAACGTGGCGTTATCTGCTGGCTGTGTGGTGTACTCTGTCCAATCGCCTGCGGTGTCTGGGTCGGCTTGGAATTTGTCGCTGTAGTACAGCGTTCGGTTGATGGTGTCAGTCTCACCGACGTCGCTCACTTCGCTTTCCGCATATCCGTCGCCGTCAGGTCGCGCGGTGTAGTACACTTCCAGCGTGGCGGTGGCGCCGCTGCGCTCGCTCTCGGCCTCGGTGCTGTAGCGGTCGTGATATTGTACCGAAACGGTGCTCTGATCTACGAACTCCAACGCCGTGCCGCCACTGTTTACGGCAAGCACTTGGCCGTTGGTGCCGAGGGCGCCCGGCGTATCGTTCAGGTCGGTGATGCTGGCCGCGGCGATGCGCGCATCTACAGCGCCGTCAGTATATCCGACCTTGGCATTATTGGTGGCCGTGTCGCTCTCAATCGTGTCGAGGTCTACCGCTTGCGTTACCGTCAGGTGGTCGACCTTATCGAGCTGCGCCTGTGTGGCGAACTTGTTCGTGGTGGCCGCGTCGCTGATGTCGTCAGCATCGAGCACCACGTCCCCCGTCTCCGTGTTTACGCTGGTGACGTTGCCGCCGGTTTGCACCGTGGCCGTGCTGCCGTCTATGGTTAGCGAACCGTTAGACACTACCAGCTTGTTAACCGTTCCCGTCGGTGTACCGTCGACCTCCTCAACGGTGAGGATAGACAGCGGCGAAATGGTGACATCGGGCGCTTGGCCGATGCGCTGCACCCGCACGTTGTAAGTCGACTCGGCTATGTATGCACGCTGGTCCTGGTCGTACTCTACATCCGCAGTATCAAAGTCGATGCTTTGTATGGCCACGCTGTTGTACGTGCCGCCTACGCGGTCCAATGCCGTTCGCGCCGCATCGCTTAAATCCATCGCGTCGCCGTATTCGTCGGCCACGCAGTACACATCCACGCGGGCGGTGTCCAAGCTACTGCTCCCGGACTTCGTTCCGCTGGGGTTGATGTCGCTGACCTTGTACACGATGAACGGGAGCGCAGCATCCTGGTCCGCGATCTCAGGATATACGCGTGTGGAACAGATGGCCGTTATTCCGGCGTCAGTGCTCAATATCTCAAACAGTGCCTTTCCGACGTTCATTTGCTCAGTATTCGCTCCATTATTACGCTATAGCCACGCACAAGGATTTGGTACGCCGGGGGGATGCCCTTCGCTATACCGCGCTGAAAAAAGCCTTTGTTCGGGCTGCCGGATTGCATT